CCAGTGATATAAGTAGGATTACCTTTGTTGTAAAACCAATAGCCTTCATCGCGTTTGGTAAATTCTCTATCAATATAAACATGCCATATACTTTTAAAATCTGCTGGTAAATCTTTCCAATCAAATATAGTTTTTAACTTTGAAAGTTCTTTTGGATATTCTTGTACTTCCCATTTGTTATTACCTTTATCTAATTTTTTTGGAACTGGAGGCAATGCTATTTTTAAATTTTGTATGCTATACACCTCACCTATTTGCCCAGTCTTGCTGATTACAATTACATCATTTTCTTTATTGTAACCGTATTTCCATTTTTTTGCTTTATTAAGCCGTTTAATTGTATTTATTTTTATAGGCTCTATAACGCTATATAATGACTGCTTATACATTATTTAGATCTTCTTTCAGCAAAACCTTTAAATGTATCAACTTTATTATCTAAAGGTTTATTTTCAAGCATAGCTTCTTCTGCTTCAATACGATTTAATATTTCAAAAGCATCAAATATTGCTAATTTTTTTGTAGCTGCTGCATTTTTTAATCTATCAGCCGCAACGTCTTCTTCTGAATCAACAATAGGTTCTTTTGCAACTTTTATTAATTCATTAACTGCTTTCTGCCCAGCTTGGATTATATTCTTTTTCGTTTCCTTGACGTTCATACTTTATAGATATTGAATTTGTTGGTACTCTATACATTCTTTCACCATCAATAATAAATTCATATTCACTGCTTGGTGTAAAACCAACTAAGTCTTCTTTATATATATCTTTAAGATTTTTATCAACGTGCTTTATAATACCTCTTAATGGTATTTCTTTTTCATTTAATAATATATTATTAGATATAATTGGTTTAACAAAACAATAACCTTCTGGAGCTATCCATTTATTATTTTGTTTATATAAAAATATTTGATCAGGTCTTACAAAATATTTATCTTCTTTATAATAAGCTCTACCGTTTTTTTCAACTCCTCTTACATCATACCATCTTCTAAAAACATTATGATGAACAATTACTTCATCACCTATTTTTATATTTGTTTTTTCAGCTTTGGGTAAACCTAATACAATTCCATTTCTACTAACATATCTATGATCCGATATTTCTGAATTTAATAATAACTCTGAATCACCAATTTGTTTTGTATTATTGTATCTTTTATTTTTAGGTTTAATTATAAAATCAAAAACGCTTTGCATTAATACTCTAAATTATATTCAACCGCTATAGCCATATTTTTATTAAAGTCTTTCCATGGTAAAACATTTCCGTCCTTTTTTATAAATATAGAAAACTTACTTTCGCTTTCAACTATATCGCATATAATATGATTTCCATAAACTTCTTGGCCTACAGAATAATGCATTGCGTCGTTTTTGTAATCTCGACCTATACTAATTTTTCTTACGAGTGACATGTTATTCAACTATATTACTTTCTAATTTTCCAGTTTGTAAATTTATTTTTACGTCACCGTACTTTTCTTTTAGTTCATTTTGGAATATAGATAGATCATTTTGAACATTACTCAAAGCATGTAATACCCCATGCTTTTGTATTTCTATTTGACCTAGCTGACTAGTTCCATTATTAATTTGTTTAACAAAATTTTGAATTTGTTCTAATTCTGATTTAGTTACTTTTTTTGCCATAATATTTAATTTAATTATTTTCTTTTTGGTGGTGAATCTATAAACCAACCTTTATATTGTTCTCTTTTATCACATATATAATCTATATA